GTTGTTAAAGCACCTCTACCTACACCTGTATTGTTTGATGCAGTCGTATTGTTGGCTAAAGCTCCATATCCAATACCTGTATTCTCTGCTCCAGTTGTGTTTGATAGTAGTGCATTACTACCAACCGCAGTATTGTTAGCTCCAGTAGTATTAGAATATAAAGCAGCATAACCAACAGAAGCGTTATCTGCTCCAGTTGTATTTGACATTAAAGCTTCAGCACCTATGCCTGTATTTTTAGCTCCAGTTGTATTAGCTGTTAAAGCATCTAAACCAAGTGCTGAGTTGTAATTTGCTGTTGTATTAGCTGTTAAAGCATCTTTACCAACAGCTGTATTTCCAGTTCCAGTTGTGTTTGCTCTTAACGCCCAATAACCAACTGCTGCGTTTTCATCACCTGTTGTGTTTAAATGTAAAGCTTCTCGTCCAACTGCTGTATTATCATGACCTTCTGTATTTTCAAACATAGCTTTATCACCTACTGCAACGTTGTCACCTCCAGTAGTGTTTTTAGGTAAAGATTCATTACCATACGCTGTGTTACTTACTCCTGTAGTATTAGCAGTCAGAGAACCAAGACCTACTGCAGTATTTCTTTCTCCTGTAGTATTTGCATCTAAAGCATAAGCACCGACAGCTACGTTACTTGCTCCAGTTGTGTTTGCAGCTAGTGCAGCATTTCCAACAGCAGTATTATTACTAGCGGTTGTACTTAATTTAAGTGCAGCCTTACCTACAGCTACATTGTCTGAGCCTGTTGTACTTGTAGTTAAAGCCTCAACTCCTATTGCAACATTATCTCCACCTGTTGTATTTGCAGCTAATCCACTTACTCCTACGGCTACATTTTCTGCCCCAGAGGTATTAGCTGTAAGAGCATTTTTACCAATAGCAGTATTACTTCCACCAGTAACAGAAGCATCTAAAGCTGTTTCTCCAAGAACTGTGTTACCAGCAACAGAGTTTGCACCTTTACCTACAGTTATAGAATTTATTGTTGCATCAGCACTTGCAGTTAATGAACCGTCTAAACCTCTTAATGTAATCCATGCATTGTCAGCACTATTACGCATTTTTAGTAAAGAATTAGAAGTATCAGCCCACAACATATAAGCAGCAGTCGTACTAGGTGCAGAACTAGAACTATTATTTGTTAATACTGCCTGTAATACGTTATTGATATCAGCCCTGACATTAGCTCCTGTAGAGTTGTCTATTACATAATCATGTGTAGCCATTACCTAGTCCAATTTTTTATTTAAGTATATCCTAATCTAGTTTTTTTAACTACCACGACCAAAGCCAACAGCAGTATAACTAAATGTTTTATCTTGTACAGCGTTACCTGCATTAGTAAATTTTATTGTAAAACCAGTTGCAGAAATATTAGTGATTTCAAATTTATCCGTACCACCTAAATCATTAGCAGTAATACCAATACTAGGTAATTGTGAACCTGCTGAGACACTAGTACCACTAGCACCTGTAAAGAAAGCATGGTCAAAAGTAACAGCAAGTCCAGATGCAGATGTACCAGATGCAACATTAGATTTTTGTTCTGTTCTTCTATCTAATTCTGCTGTATATCCTAATTGGTCTATTTCTATAGATTGTGCAGGGTCATCGGAATCCATTTCACACCTGAATTTAAATCCTCTACCTATATGAGTACCATTAGCAAATGTATTAAATGTTTTACCAGAAAAATCACTATCTTGGTAACTTGAACCATTAGAAGGTGCAGCAGTAGTTGTAGCAACTAACAATTTTGCGTTAACATCAAATGCTGTTGCAGAATCAAAATCTGTCCAGGTATCAATATTTGCTGTTCTTTTATCAATTAAATCATTAGGATAAAAACCTTGAGTTACAAAATGCCTAGTAAGCCTTAAAGGGTGTGTAGAACCTAAATCTAATATATTTGCGAAATCATAACTTCCACCTGTTATATCTACAGCACCTAAGAAATCAAAGTCAGCAATAGCATCAAAATCTGTAACAGTATCTAATGTTTCTAATGAACCTAAGACAAGACCATTTACATCATCACTATAAAAACAATCTACTTTTGTACCGCCAAAAGGTGGTGAATCTGTATCCTCTCTATCTGTAAATGTAACAAGTTTTGGAAATGGATCAGGATTAGTTACAACAACAGATGCTTCACCACTACTTAACCTACCACCATCATCACGAAATTTTAAAATATACTCACCATCTACAGCAGGTACTAATGTTTCTGATACGTTTCCTGGTAGAG